TCCCATGCTTTCAGCTGTCTGCGCAAGTGCACGCTGGAAGACCGTGCCACCCATACCAGCGTTGACAACCGAGTTCCAGTCCTGCAATTTGACCTGACCGGCTGAAATAGCCTGTGAAAGCTGATACATTGCAGTCGAAGCTTGCTCAGCATTCGAGCCCGAGACGGCAGCAAGGTTGGCGATACCCTTGATCGAGGCAACTGCTGTCTTCAAGTCGACACCAGCGGCCGTAAAGGTACCGATATTGCGCGTCATCTCGGAGAAGTTGTAGATCGTCAAGTCGGCGTAGTGATTCAGCTCGTTCAGCGCCTTGGTGACGTCCTTGAGCTTGACTCCGGCCTGGCGAGTGTTGGCCAAGATTGTCTGAACGGCATTCAACTGCGTCTCATACTCGTGATAGCCTTGAATGACCGGATCGAGTGTTAACGCTTTGACGAAACGGCCACCGGCCCTGACTGCTTGTGCCGAGATATTGGCTAGGACGCCGATTGCAACCAGATGGAACGTTTTCAGCTTGCTACTGACCGAATCAACCGCCTGGCCAACTTTTCCCAGCTGAAGGTGACCAAGAGCTCGGCTAACAGCTTCAACGCCCTTACCCGCATCCGGGAATTTGAGCGATGCTTTGAGTTTGTCAAGTGCATGAATCGCTTTGTCTACGCCTTGCGTAAACTTGCTTGATTCGAAACTCATTGCTACGACTTTGTCGTCAACGGCCATTATTTGGTCACCTCCCTCATTGCTTCGGCAAGGATTTGATCAAAAACAGGCCTAATTGCGGGCATAATGTAATTTCGACCTTGTACATATCCGCCCGTACCAGTTCCGTGCCCATAATCGAGGATGATTGCGATTGGAATCCCGTCCTCGACGTGACTATTGTGCCAACGAATCGAGTAATAACCCGGCCGGGCAACCGTCGTGTAATACCATGAGCGCTGGGTCTCACCTGTTTCCGACGGAGTAGCATTCTCGAGCGCTACCATGCCCATATTTCCGTATTTGGCCAGAACTCGAGCCAGATCGGCTTCTTTTAATTTACTCAGATATTGTTCTGTCTTGTTAAATGACCCTTTCTGAGTAATTGTGATCATACTTACTCCGCGGTAAGACGAACAATTACCGTGCCGGGTTGACTTGACTGACCAAACAAATACGGCAAACCGTTTACAGGGGAGGCTTTGGCTCCACCGGCGGACCCAGGAGTAACGTTCGGCGATCCACTAGCCGCATCGTTACCTGGGGTTCCACCTGGACTGTAAACCGAAGTATCTCCAGGATTATATGACCCTCGTCCACCGTTTGTAGCCGCATTACAACAAGTTCCCCCGGCGCCGTATTTACCAACTCCACCGGCGCCACCTCCGCCGCCTTGTCCGATGTCTCCGTAAAGTACGTCGTGTACGAAGGTTCCATCTGTTCCAGCGACGCCAACTGTTCCAGGGCCAGTCGCTGTAGGTGTACCAGCTGTTCCTCCGGCAGCTCCACCGCCAGCAGCAGTGCGGTTTCCCAGTCCACCATCGCCTCCATTTGCTTGGGTGGTGACTGTTAACGAGTTTGACTGTGCTCGTTTTCCGCCCTTACCTCCGGAGGCCCGGCAAGTTGCTCCGTTAAACGTCGAAACTCCACCGTCGCCTCCATCTGTGGTCGAAGCCGGATTAGAGGCATGATCAGTTCCTGGTGTTCCAGCAGCGCCGACAACGACGGGGCTTGGATTTGGTAGCGCAGAGAGAAGCCCCCGGACTCGATGGTAACCGCCACCTCCACCGGCTCCGCCATAATTTCTAACCAACGTGCCACTATTTGCGGTGTCAATACCTCCACCTTTTCCGCCACCTCCACCGATACAAACCACGTCGAAATGCGTAAAGCCCATATCGATATATTGCTGTGGATTAAAATTTTGACTGGTGTTGAACTTGACTACCAATGGGTCAGGACGAATCAGGCTACCTGAGAGTTCGATCCTCATATTAATCGTCCAGTTTTACAATATACGGAACGAAAATCGTGGGCTGGACGTTTTCATGTTGACCATCACCACCGTTGTTCTGAATCGTAAGACCTGTGGTAGCGCCAAATACCGTACCCGAATTGCCTTGTTCAGTATTCTGATCGAACCAAAGCGTATGCGCTGGATCAGCAGCAAGATAGGCGTTCAAAGTACCGATCGGACCATCGAACGAGTTGTCCGTTACCGCAAACTTGCCTCGCAATGGCGTATGACTATGTGCTCCTTGATTATGAACATGTGATGTTTCATTTGTACCGTGACCGTGATTAGCCAATTCCGCTAGTACGAGTTTGTGTTTCTCTTCTCCCGTCCGAACACCCATCGTCAATGCTTCAGGACGTGTCATACGACTCGCTCGAGCTGAGCCAGATGGCATCGCATCGGGTGCAGCCACCGTAAGACCACGCAAATCAGGTACTCGAAACTTACCGGAAGGTGGCGCTACTGCTCCTAGTGCTGTATTCCAATAGGCGTCGATATTCGCAGCCGCTTTGGGATAAGTAGCGATGTCGTAAATACCTCCTGCGGCCCAAGCGTAATTTCCATATTGGGCAACATCAGGCAAGATTATACTTGGCCACAACTTCACTTCACCTGGAATCGCGTTTGCGTTTACGCCAGGAGGTCCTTGGGGTCCAGCGGGGCCGACTACTGCGCCAGCATTGATTTCAGACCCATCATGCTTGGTAAGAATCAGGTTACCTGCGACAATATCGCCATCCACGACCGAAGCGGCTTCGATCTCCAACATTCGTGCCGCGGTAAGCCCTGTAACTGTAGCCATTTCACCTCCTAGACGTTTGTCGATGAAATCGTATAGGTATCAGGATCGATAATCGTGGTGTCTGCATTATCGATCTGAAAAGTTGTAGCATCTAGCATTGTGATATAGGTATCAGCTCCATCAATTGCCGACCAAGTACCATCGTGATGATCAACAATGATAAGCGAACCCAAATATCCGAAGAATTCAGCAATTTCTTGCAGAGACGGAAGACTTGCGCCAGTTGTGGTTGTTCCATACAACGTATTTTCGATTAACGTCAAAATATCGGACGGTGTGGTCAAAGAATCAATTGCGATATGAACAGTTGGTCGATATCCTGGAAGTTTTTGTGGAGTTCCAGTTACTGTCCAACTAAATTCAACCGCGTCAGTCGAATCTTTGATCGTATCTCGCCCAACCGAATCGGGATTAGCGATCACGTTGTAAAGAATGTGGATCTTATAGCCTTGATCTGCATCAAGGTCACTACCAAGTTTTGTCCGATACGAAAGATTAAAGCTCTTGGGTGGTTGGTCGTAAAGAGAAAGACCAGGACTGAAATCAATCGCTCCGCTGACTTGATCGAATTCTTCCGGATAGGTAAACGCCTTTAGTTTGCCCGAAAAATCCCCCGGAGACAAAACGTTCAGATATTTTACTCCATCGAGATAATAGGCCGATTGCTCCGTGTCGGACGATTCCTCCATCCCGGTAAGTCCGTTCCAAACGGCTACCGTTCCGTCGTGAAGATACAGCACTCCTCGATCAATACCCGACTCATAAGCGCGTTCACCCACTTGATCCCAAGCGAGACGTGTCATTTCACCCCTTCCTAACCCGTCGTGCCAAGTTGTTTCTTACGTTGGGCATTGAGTTCTCGATTTCGAGCAGCGATCTCGGAGCGACTCATCTTCTTCGGTGTCGCACCTTTGATGTTACATACTCGAATCAAAGTGAATAATTTGTTGAGATGCCAATATTGACACTCGAACGGGATTTGAAAGGTAATCATCCAGTAGTAAATAAGCTCAGCAGTAATCACTTCTCGACTCGGAGGAGCTCCTGGTGCTTCTCTAAACCAGGTAGCACTCATCTTGGCGTCAATATATTTGCTGATTTCCTCAATATTGTCCGGAGAGAGTTTCTGGTAAACTTCCTCTGGAACTTTAGGGGTGATCATCATCATTTTTATGTAGTCAAGAGTCTCTTCCGTCGTCTTCTCTTCTTTACCCAAGAAAGGCTTCTCGTACTTTTCCTCCCATTTTGACAGTGAGACCAGAGAATGCTCTAGCTCCAACGTCAAGT